TCACCACCTTTGTATTCTGATCCATCTGTTAACTGACAAGTCATAGATAGTTTTCGAATCTTACCATTGTCGGGTCCTTCTTTTTCATAAGGTTTATCCCAACTATCACAATGCCAATCGTAGTATTGATTGTGTTTGTATTTTGTAAACTGACACGATTCTGATCTGTCCCATTCAAAGTTCCAACCAGCACTTCTATTTGCTTGATGAACATATGGATGTAATTCTTTATATATCCAAGTATCATTTAACCAAACTAAATCAGAGTTTCTTTTTCTTTTTAAATCTTTTATTTCTTCTTTTTTTAATTTTTTATCACCATAGCCACCAGTTCTAGCCATAACTTCTTCTTGTTGATTAGCATAAGCAATTACATCATCACAAAATTTAGGTGTCAATACTCCAGTAAAATACCAATAGTAATTAGATATATTCATACGTTATAGTTTGTACGAAATTTAAACTATCCTTTTGATTATTGGTTAAGTAATACATATTCGTTGATGGAAACATAATAAACATATTGTTTTTAAGTGGTATATCCCAAGATCTACCTTTACGTCTATTATCTTCATAATGTATTCTGACCATACAGTCTTTGACTTTTACACCATAGAGTAATGTATAATCTGGTGAGTTTCGTAGATCTACTGGATCTATATTTAATAATGGAATTGTAGTCTCGCTAGGTTTATAGATATTACCCCACGTTTCTTTGTTAACTAAAGTAAATCCATAGTCTAAATTTATATGATCTCTCATATAAGTATTCAACATATCGAATGTTCGTGAGAACGGAAAATCTTTATTTTGAATTACTGATTGTAAAATATCGCCTGATAATTTATCTCGGTCAATGTCCCAATATTTAGGCATTGCCACATCACCATAATATAGAGCTTGCTCTGTTAATACTTTCTTCTGCATACCACCACCATTTTTAATTTATGCTTTGCTATCTGTCAAGTCCCAAGATTGATTGTCTTCGTTCCAAACATACATCCAACCATGAGTAGCTGGAGTGTTTTCATCTGCTGGAGTGTTTTGTGCTTCTTGTTCTGCAGTTAATGCTGGAGCATCACCAATTGGTGATTTCCAACTTGCAGTTGTAGTATCTTTTACCCAAGATGCATAAGGTTTTTTAGGCCAAAAGATTTGATCATCTTCATCCCACGTATAACCTATACCTGCATAGTTTCCTCTAAATGCTTTTGAGTTATCACCTGAATTATGTTTATTACCCTGTGTATTGTAAGATGTTTGAATCCACATTTGTGCAGGCCAATTATTATGTGTCTCTAAATATTGTTGTCCTACTGTTTCATCTTCAACACCATCAGCATTTAACATATCTTTGTTATCAAGTGTTAATACTTGAATAACTTTACTGTTAGCTCCTAGTTTTGCAAAATGTGCCATAATGTTTCTCCTTATATATTAATTTTAATTATCATTCAACTATTGAAATTTGTATCTTATTATTACTATTCCAGAACCACCTGCTCCTGAATTTGTACCACCACAAATATATCCTGAACCACCACCTCCACTACCAGTGTTAACTGTTCCAGCTGTTGCTGGACTAAAAGGTGGGCCTCCAAATCTTGATCCATTTCCGCCACCTCCTGAACCTCCAGCACCACCATTTCTAGTACCACCAGGGTGACCTCCACCACCACCTCCGCCACCTCTTGTGACAGCACTACCTGTAATTGATGAAGCTAAACCTGAACCACCAACACCTCCTGCTGGTGCGGGATTACATACACTACCACCTGTACCTCCGGCTCCACCGCCACCGCCGCCTACTCTATAAGTAGCATTATCGGTAGCACCAGTTCCACCAGGATTACCTTGAGGAGGAGTTGTACTAGGAGTATTACCATTTCCTACGACCCCTTGACTAGGAGAAGTATTAATCGTTCCTCCTCCACCGCCAGAGCCTCCATTTATTCCATCTTTATTAGCTGCTGCAGGAGTTATATCCCCCATTCCACCAGAACCACCACCTGCTGAAGTTATTGTTGAAAAACTTGAAGCTGATCCACATCCTCCTCTTGAAGAAGCACTGCCTGGATTTGGACTACCTCCACTACCCACTGCAATAGGATAAGCTTGAGCTGATACTGGTAAAGCACTTGCTCCTAACGGAGATGGACCAGCAGAATAACATCCTGATGCAGTTCCGTTTGAAAATCTATATCCTCCCGCACCACCAGCTCCGGCGCCATCATTACCTCCACCTCCAGCAGCTCCACCGCCTATTACTAAATAATCTACTGTAGTTGATCCACCGGCACTTCCTGCACAAGAAACAGTAAAAGTCCCTGGCCCAGTAAAAGTATGAATTTTAAAATTTCCACAAGTTGATTCTGTACCACCTGAAGCTGTTACAAAAGATACTCCTAATATAGAATTATCTTCTTGTGTTGGAATCCAACCTTTAGTTCCATCTACATAAACTAAAACTAAGCTAGCACCATTTGTATCTAGTGTTGCATCTGATGCTACTCCATTAATAAGAGAACTATTTCTATTAATTGTTAAATTATTAGTAGCAAAAGTTAATGCATAATCTTTTACAGCTACGATGTTACCTGCAGATGGTGAAGATGGTAGTGTCACCGTTATAGCACTTGAAGTTGTATCTACAAAATACCCTTCTCCATTTGCTGCTGTAAAATTTGCTGTTTTAATGCTTCCTGTTTGCCAATCGACAGTACCTGTTCTACCAAAACCTGTTTGCGTTCCATTGTTCGTGATTGTTGCACCAGCAGGAATTGTGATAGTGTCACCACTATCTCCTAACTGGACTGTACCACAATTTGTTCTTGGACTAATTTTATTTACTTTTACTTCACTCATAATTTACCTATTGAACTTTATACCTTATTATTACTATTCCGCTACCACCCGATTGAGCATTAGGACCACCATCAGCTCCAGCTCCTCCACCAGTATTTACTGTTCCAGAAGTAGAGTATGCTCCTCCACCACCAAAACCACCAGCTCCAGCTGCACAGGGCCCACCTGCTCCGCCTCCTGCAAAATATTTTAAAGATCCACTTGGTCCAGGTGTTCCTGCAGCAGGATTTATAGCTGTACCTGCTCCATCTCCACCAGTTCTAATACTAGTAGTTGGTCCTGAAGTTGCTGCAGCACCACCAGCTCCACCGCCAGCAGCTCCTAAATCTGTTTCTGGTGAAGGTACACTTCCACCATTATTTCCTTGAGGCGGACTAACTGAAGGTGTATTTCCTGAACCACCGTTTCTGGTGTATCCACTTCTACCACCACCTCCACCACCAGATCCACCTGGGGCAGCATTAGCTCCTCCACCGGAACTTCCAGCACCTCCACCACCCCCAGTTGAAGTGATTGAAAAAAAAGTAGAAGTTGATCCATTGCTTCCATCAGTAGTAGGATAAGGAGCTGAAGCTCCACCAGCACCTACTGTAATTGGAAAACCTGTAGCTGTTACTGTTTTGTCTCCTGCTCCATCTAATGGAGATGCAGTGTATGTAGTAGTAGGAGATTTATCTTCTCTAAATCCACCAGCTCCACCGCCGCCGCCGTAATAGTATCCAGCTCCACCACCGCCTGCAACTACTATATATGAAACTTGATTATTTGCTGAACAATCAGCTACACTAGAAACTGTAAAAGTACCAGGGCCTGTAAATGTATGAATTCTGTCATTACCACAAGTAGTAATTGTTCCTCCTGTGGCTTCTATAAAATTTTCTCCTATAAATCCTGTCCCTTCTTCAACAGGCATCCAACCTTCAGTGCCATCAACATACACTAAAGTCATACTAGTAAAATTTGTACTTAAAGCAAAGTTTGAAGATGCTCCATTTAATAGAGAACCATTTCTATCTATTGTTAAATTATTTGAACCAAAAGTTCCGTTGTAATCTTTTAAAGCAACTATGTCTCCAGCACTTGGTGAACTAGGTAAAGTAATATTAAAAGCACCTGCAGTGGTATTACAAAAATAACCCTCTCCATTAGCCGCTGTAAATGTTGCTGTTTTAATTGAACCTGTTTGCCAATCAACAGTTCCCGTTCTTCCGAAACCTGTTTGTGATGCACCTGATGCTAAAGTAACTGTATCACCACTTGCACCAATAGTTATTGTGTTGCTAGACTCTTTTATAATGTCTGCTCCACATGTATTTTGTATTGTATTTACTTTAATTGTACTTGTCATAATTATTGAAATTTGTACCTTATTATTACTATACCAGATCCACCTGCGCCAGATCCTGAAGCTCCTTCTCCTGCTCCACCGCCTCCACCGCCTGTGTTAGCTGTTCCTGCGCCTCCAGTTCCACTTGTTCCTACTCC